CGTTCCATTCGCGTTCTGCTCGACACGCTGACCGGGACCTGCGACAAGCTGAATGCGTTTGACCGCATCAATCAAACGATTGATCGCTTTCGCATGGTCCGCCTTTAGACCCGTTTCGCTTACCTTTCCCGGTAAATCAATCGGCATGGTTATATTTCGCAGTATTGAGCGAAGATTTTCACAACGCTCGTGTTGTATGAACGAACGTACAATGCGGTGCTGACGTAGGGTATCAGGATGAACTGACCGGGAGGGACTCGCATCCAATAGGTTCCAACGTGAGACGCTACATCTCCCACACCGATATCGTTTACAAGATCCATGTTGTAAATCAGGATCTTGTAAGGCAGAGACAAGTCAGCGGTGATATCCAACAATTCAGAAGACGGCCCAACCTCCTGCGTCTGCTGGCCCATATCCGTGCCAGTCATGTTGCAGGTGGTTTGCCATAGTTGATTGTTAATCGACGCGCCATTCTTTGAGGCATAGAGGCGCGCCGACATTTCGATCTCGTTTGCCATAGGTCAGTTGGTTAGATCTCGCAGAAGGTGGCTTGAATCGTGACGGCTGAGGTGTTGGCGATCAGATAGAGATTCGTATTGATATACGGAATCAGCATCGTCTCACCGGCAGGAAGCCGCATCGTTCCAGCACCAGCAGCAAAGCCAGAAGTGAAGGAAAGCTCGACGTAGTTGGTGTTGTCGAGGTTTGAAATCAACACTTTGTAAGGACTTGTGACATCAACCGGAACGTCAAGCGTCTCGGAAGAACTGGTTCCGATGGATTGGGTCTGAGAACCCATGTCGGTTCCAACCATCGTCGCAGACTTGGTGTAGGTTACGCTCGGAAGGTAGGCCCCGTTCTTTGAGGCATACAGTCGAGCCGTCATCTGAATTTCGTCAGCCATGTTTGTTGTGAGTTGTTAGTTGATGTATGGGTAAATGTCGAGATCCCAAGCGGCAAAAGTCCAGTTCTGGGTTTGCTCCACTTGATTGGTTTTTTCGACGAGAGTTGTCGATTGGTTCGTTTGCAACCATCCCCAAGCTGTACCGGGAATAGGTTGAAGAAGCGGATTTGTCGGCGGTCTCGGCATGAGACGCTGAACCGCTTCTGGGAGTTGATAGTAAAAGCTCAACGCTTGGGTCGAATAGACCGGAGGCATCGAATCTGGGATCTGCGGCAACCCATTGTTTCCAGAGAACGATCCAACCTTAGAGAGAGAGACACGGCTTACAGGGAACGATTCCTGACCGCGAGAAAGCTTTGCCCACACTTTGTATGCAAGCGGGAAATTTTGTTGATTGATTGTAAGACCTTCACCGTTCTTCACAGCATTCTCAATATCATAGCGATATTGCGATACGCTGATATATCTATTTGCCTCTGCCATTACAGCAGGAAGCGAGAACAGGCTGAGTTCAATGTAATCCGTCTTGAACTCATAACGGAAAGTCCCCTGCTCTAGTCCAACTCCGGGGATGAAAGCGTTCTCAATCGGGTCTTCTGGGTTGCTGGTAGAACCATTGAAGATGACCGTTGCCGTTGCATACGGACCCGTTTCATCAATCGTTACCTTACAGCCAGCATTAAGCCACGCGAGCGATTGAGTGCGGAGAGCGTCTTTGCTTCCACGATAGACATAAGTCCAAACAGCACCAGTACCAGAACCGGAATTCTCAAACCTCCGAGATACTGGAATGTATTCAAGGTTCGACGGATTCGGACCATTCGGAGTATAAATGATGTTCGCCATTACTCGCCTTTCAAAGATCTCGCGGTCTGGTCAGTGTTGTTGACGATACGATCAAGCTTGTCCACTTGGATCTTCAAAGTATTTATGACCTGTTGCTGGGTGGTCTGGAATCCTGTAAAACCGCCAATGCGAGCGAGACTGTCTCCTTGTGCGCCCATAAACGCTGTATTCACTGACGCTTGAATCTGTCTTGCCTTCTTTAACTCTGCATCTGTCGCTTCAAAATCAAACGATTTCGCAGCATTCCTTGCGGAATCCATGCGAGATTGGATGTCTTTTCTATTCTGCTCCTCAATATCTGTGGAATCCCAAGAAGCCCTAAAAGACTGAACAGCTTGTTGGGCCATATGCTTGACCATGGCCATTCCTGACAATTCCTTTCCACCTTCTGGAGTAGATGAAGCAAGAAGAAACCCCTCAATCGCTGAATAGACGTGTTCAATTCCATTCAGAACCGGCTCAATCAACCCGCCAACGATAGTTCCAATTCCGGCAGTGGCTTTTGCTTTTAGAATGTCTAGTCTGTCATTCGCTTCATCCATCGAATTGACAACCTCTTGAGACATTATGAGTCCAAGCCTGTGAGCTTGATCAGCAGCGTCTGAAAGACCGGAAACCATTGCAGGAATCAACGCTCCACCGCCACGGCCAGCAAGCTGAATGAACGCTTCAAGCAGCTTCTCTGGATTTGCCTCATCCTCAAATGCTTTGCCGATCTGAATAAATATGTCCTCTATTCTTGAAGACTTAAGCTGTTCAGACGACACACCCAAGCTTTCAAAAGCTTTGACCAACTCATCGTTTCCGCCGAGTGCCTTTGTGCGAGCAATCTGGATCTTCTCAATGCTAGATGAAAATGAATCCAAAGACGATCCGCTTAATTCAGCGGCAAATTTGATTTCCTGAAGGAATTCAGCAGAAACGCCAAGCTGTTTTGATAGATCGGAAATTTGACCTGATACCCGAATGGCTTGAAGTCCAAAATCTACAAGTCTGTCAGCAACAAACACTCCAGCGAACGCAGACGCAACATCTCTCTTGAACGTCTTCGCCATCTTGTCGCCAAGAGACTGAACACGCTTTGCGCCGATCTCAAAATCGGTGGTGTCAGCACCGATTCTGAAAAGCATTGAGAGGATTCCCATGTCAGTTTCTGTTGCTCTGGGCGTATTCCCAGAGAGCGTTCTGTTCGTCTGACCAAAGTTCAACCTGACCGTGCATCTCGGCGTGAGCCATCACAAATCGCTCTGCGTCTGATACGGACATATTCAACGCAGTTTCTTCGGAGATTCCAAGATTCAAAATCGCAATAACCAAACGCTCAATCCATGGCATTACGAGTTTCTTAGGCTTCTTGTCTCCAGAACTAAGGACTTCAGGCGCATCAATGCTGCTTTGAATCCACTTCTCAAACTTCAGCATCTCGACCACAAGGTTCATCTTGCGAATCCGAAACGACCAAAGCTTGATGAGCAGCCAACGAAACGGAGAGTTGATTGTCTTGACCGCTTCTATTGGCGACTGAGAGCAAACCGTTACAGCTTCAATCAGATCTGGAACCGTGACCTCTCCACCGGAGATGACAGGGTTGTCCAGACGATGCAAAGCCAGAGCATGACCAACACAGAATTCTCTGAGCCTAACCCCCAGAACCTTCGGTGTTGATCTATGCCCTAGCCTCAGTATTGAAGCCAAGTGGCTCACAGATTGGTGGCAGCACCAGTCGCACTGATTCCAGCGTATCGCTTGAGCGTAATGGTTCCGGTCGCTTTGCCGGTGTTGGTCGTCTTGATGGAGCCACCACCAGCATAGATCCAACGGCCACCGGGAGAAGGAGAACCCGCACCGGGAGCATTCAGCGCATCGGTAAATCCCCCAACCTCAATGACAGGCGCACCTGTCAATGTCGCGGTGCCATTCCCGTCAGCAATCGCGGCGGCAAGCTTGGCGTTGTCAACGGTCGTAGCATCTGCGGGAACGAAGTTGACGGTTAGCGTGATGCGGTTGTTGTAGGTGATATGCCCAACAACTTCACCACTGCTATTGCGAACTTCTTCGGTATCGCAATCGTGGGTGATGTCGTAAGATTCAATGTCTGGAGAGACGTATCCAGAAACAACTGGATTCCCTGCGGCATCATAAATCGCAAGCGTAGCCGGTGAACCAAAGATGTATTTCTTACCCTGAGTGTTAGCCATGTTGTGTTAGGTGTTAGGTTGTTGCGGAAGCAAATAGTGTCAAAGTTCTGGAAAATACTCTAGATCTGTCGCTCACGTTTGTAGAACCAAAATCTGTCGGTGTTGCAAACTGAGCTGTAAATGCTCCGTTGTCGTTGGAGCTTGAAGCATTCAAGATTGACGCTCCACCTTCAAGGAACAGGTCTTGTAGAGCATTCTCAAACACTCTGACAACTGATAGGATCTGAGTTTCCGTCGAATCATCAGCAGAAACCTGCAAATCAACCCTGACGGTCATTTCGCAAGTGGTGTCTTTCGGCATCACCGGATTTGATTGCGTAACGCTGATTACGATCCTAGGAAAATCTGGCATCCTGTCTTCCAAGTCAGGATCATTGAACGCGCCTTTCCCGTAAGAGGTTAGAAAGCTTGGAGTTCCAAGAAGAGAGCTGGACCAATCAACAGTTGCAAGCCAATCGGCAATAGCTCTTTCGGCTCTAATCGCTGCGGCATTCATTTGATGGTGACCCCTTTGCTTTCGAGCGATTCACCATCTTCTTGAAGCTTTGCCGTAATGTGATCCTCAAGAGCCTTCGCTTCGTCGTTGTAGGCTTGCTGCATCGCTTTTGAATAGATGGATTCGACGGCTCCCATCTGATCATTCGCAAGCCCAATGTTCAATCGCACAGATGAATGTGGGTTCAATCCAGCGGTTGCGTTATATCCGTAAGCGGAAGATCCGCGATGAACCGAGACGTTCTCTTGTGGCAATCCATATTGATTTGCCAAATTGATCAACGCTTGGTTTCCGCTGACAGTGCGGACTTGAGCGGAACCCTTCTTAGCTCTTACAGTTCCGCCAAATTGTCGGAATGTCGGTTGAAGTCTGCGGATAGCTTTGACCACAGCACTCTTGAGGTATCCAACCGAACCGGCAGCGCGACGTCGCAGCTTTGCGGCGGCTTTCCTCATGTCCTCTCCGTAAAGCCCCTCATTTCCAGCCTTCGCATTCTTGGCTTGGGCGATCAGATGCACCAAGCGCAACTGGCGAGAACGGCCCACCTTCTTGCCGGTCTTCTTGTCGAAACGAGCAGCACCAACCGGACGGTTGAAGTAGTCGAGAATCTTGTTTCGAGCGGCTTGCGGAGACTTTGGCGGCAGCAAGATGTAAAGCCGCAGCATCAAGAAGAACGTCCGCGAGTTGATCGCATCAGCCAAAGATCGCCGAGTCTTCGGAAGATACTCGCGCCAAGCGGCATCAAACCTAGATGTATCGACTGTAATTGTTGGCCTCATTTGGTCTTAGCCCCCAATTCCAGAACGTAATAAGCACCAGTACCATCGCGCTTGGCAGACAAGATCCGCAGTGATCGTCCGTCATAGGTGACGGTTCTTCCAACCACCGGAATCATCTTCCCGAACGTCAACTGGATAGCGTCGGTGTTCTCTTGAAGGATCAAGCTCCCGCTCTCTTGTAGCAAACGATCAGCGGTCGATCCAACGTCAGCACTCCAGACGGTCGCGTCTACGGTCACCAGCGTTGAGTCAGCCAGCCTCCAGTCGGCCAGCTTGACCAGCAGACGGACCTGCACGTTGTCGTTGAAGCCTCCGTTGATGACAGCATTGGCATCAGTGATCGCAGCAGGAATGCAGCGGACAAGCGATCCCTGCCAGATGAACGATGGATTCCCCATCGCTCCCTGAAGGACCGTCATTCCGAGTTGCAGACTTGTGGCGATCAGGTTCACGCCGTGAAATAGACGCCAGAAACCAAGATTCTGGAAGTAGCTTGAAGCTGACCAGCCAAGCTGGAGATGTCGCCGGTTTCATAGTGGCTCAACTCACAGTAAGAAGTGCCACCGACAACTTTACCAATCACAGCGGTCTTGGCTTGAGTCGTCGCGTTGTCCAACCAGATCGACACAGCAGCGTCGTAAGTCGCAGGATCTGGAAGGCTCAAGCGAAGGTTTCCGGTCGCCGCACCACTCACCGAATTGATGGTGATGTCGGCGGTGAACGTAGCGACAAAGCCGATGGACGTATGGCGAGCCGTGTTGACCGTCGTCGAGAACGTGCGGCCACCACCAGAGTCAGTCAGCGTAGGTGTCCACGTTGACGGAGCCAGCATCGGCAACTCAGCATAGATTTCCGTAAAGTTGTCGTTGGCTTTCTGCCAACTAGCGCGGAGCGTGTCTCCGGTGTTGTCGTTGGCGGTTGATCCAGTGTTGATGACTTGTTGGGCCATATTAGTCCTTTG